TCTGCTTGGGCTGCAGCTTCAGCACGTGACTCCTCCTCAGCAAGATTTCTCGCTTTACGTTCTCTTATCTCTTCCTGTATTTGTCTAAGTCGTTCTAGTTCATCGTTTACATTATCAACTAGATCAGATAAGTTATCTTGAGTACGACGACGCCGCTCCCTCCTTCTAAGTGCTTGATCAATTCTAGTAGCAGCTGCTCTCTCTCTTTCTGCTCTGTCAAGTAATCTTTGTCTTTCATCATCATCATCATAATTATCGACTGCCACAGCAGGAGTTCTCATAGCAGCAAGAAATTCTATAGCGCGATCCGGTTCTAATGAAGGTTCAGGCGAAGGTTGTTGTGAAGATGTTGCACTATGAAAACTTCCATCATCATCATCATGAGAATCTGACAAAAACATATCTTCATCACTTAGACCGTAGATAACACCACCTTTTAATCTAGATCTTTTTTTATAAGTTCTTGGCATATATATATATATTTATATAATATATGCCGTTACCAAATGATGAAAAATTATATAATAAAACAAAGAAATATATGTATAAAAAATATCCTAAACATAGTGCTTATAGAAGTGGACTATTAGTACAAGAATATAAAAAAAGATTTTCAAAAAAGTATGGAAAAAATAAAGATCCATATAAAGGTAAAAAGAGTGTAAAAAAAGGTTTAGGGAGATGGTTTAGAGAGAAATGGGTAAATCAACGTGGAGAAGTCGGATATCGTTATAAAAGTGATGTTTATAGACCAAGTAAACGAGTAACAAAAAAAACTCCTAAAACATATAAAGAATTATCAAACCGACAGATCAAAATTGCTAGATCAAAAAAATATAGAAAAGGAAGAGTAAATCGTTTTTAATGAGTTAAAATAAAAAATTAATTAAAAAATTAGATATAGTCTATTAATCGTCCAGATAAAGAAATACCAACTATTTGAGCCGAGAGATTCATTATTATATCATGAATCATCACTTTTTTTTTATTAGTTGGATGTAAATTAGAACAAAGATGTTTGGTATATGAACAACCTACTATTTCTAATGCTTCAAATATAATTGAAAAAAATAATAAAAATAATTGATAATTCATCGGCAAAATAAATCCACCCCACATAAACCATAATACATGCAATATGATCCAAAAATATTTACTTTGAGTAAACCATATAGTAAATCCAAATAATCTAACTAATAATAAAGTGAGAAATATTAATATACCAGTAAATAACCATATATATATGCCAGTCATATATATAATGTAATTTATTTTTTACCACAAATATTTTAATTATTATTATGCGATTAAACTAATTATATTATATAATTAGTTATGATATGACAGAAGAAATTAAAGATATAAAAAGTAAAAGAATTTTAAATTTTAGAGAATTTTGTAATAAAATATTAAATTATCTTACTGATAATAATATTGTCAAAGGCAATATTATTTTATTTACTCATTTAATTCTTTTATCAATTTATTATTTATTAGTGTTTTTTCTTCCAATAAATAGATTAAATATAATATTATTATCTTGTTTAGTAATTATACATAATTTTGTTAATATATATTTTGGAGAATGGTATAAATGTATATTAGTTAAATTAGAGAGATATTTTTATGATGATTTGACTTGGTATGGACCTAATACACCATTTTTTAAAATATTAGGTATAAATAATAAAGAAAATAATAAATATATGCAATTAATTAATTTATTTGGATGGACTTTATTATTTACTTATTACTTTTATAGAATATATAAAAAATTTTTTGGTAAAAAAAATGTAAAAGAGGAAAACATTAAATCTAGTAAAATTAAATAAATTTTATATAAATAGTTTGGTAACTAGTTAGTTTTATAACAAAATCCATATTGTGCTCTACAAATAAACCGACTTAGCTGGCGACATTTACAATTACATGGATATTTTTTATTACCTCCATTTTTAAATGGAGTTTCAAAATATTTTTCTAATTTACTTGGTTTATTTTTTTGATGTCTTTCGCAACAATTGCATGTATTTAATGTTTCAATTATTAAATTAAAATCACCTTCATCTTTAATTGATTCTAGATATTGTGTTAAACAACAGCCTTCATTAAAATTTTCTCTATAGGCTATCAAATTATCTATAATTGTATTAATAATTTCTGTAACAGCAGTTGGGGAATCCCAAATATCTGTAAAGTAAGTTGATGAATCACTATTATTTGTAACAGCAGTTGGTGAATCATAAATCTCCATAGCTAATTATATATTTAAATAAATAATTTTTAATTTTTCAATTTTTTATTTAAATATATTATGTACTGTTGGATTTGTAATGACATAATATTTAATAAATATTATTTATTACCAACTGATGATAACATAAAACCAGAAACTTATCATATTGTAAAAAAAATAGATTGTTTTACTTTTATATATAATACTCTTTGTGAAAATTGTCTAGACATATATTTAAAAAATTATCCTGTAAATTTTAAAAAACTTTGTGATAGAGAATATGGTATAAAAAAAAATTGATAGAGAGAGAAATTTATAGTTAATGCTATAATAACAAAAAACAACTAAATGATACATATCAAAGGTAATAAATGTCCAATTTGCTTAGATGAAAATTTAGAATGGAATTTAAATATATGCAAAAGTCAAATGCACATGTTTAAGTGTGGACATGGTACATGTAAAAAATGTTTATATAAACTATTAGAAAAAGGTGCTTTTCAATGTCCTATGTGTAGAGAAGATGGACAACGGCATTATATAAATATTGATGGGGATAGAGAATGGATTACATTTTCGGAATGGTATAATGAATATGAGATATTTATTAAGAATGGATGTGCAAAAAATGTAATAAAAAATAGTAATTTTGGAAAACAACTATTACGATTAAAACGCGAATCTAAACAATCTAATAAATAATAAATATTATTTATATATTTATATTTTTTCCTGATGATAATTGTTGAATTTGTGTAAAGTTATTTCCAAACTGGTTAAACAATTAAATAAATAGATTGTTGATTCTCAACTGAAATTTTTGGTAATAAATTATAAAATTGTTGTATAAAGTAAGTAATATATATTTGAGTTAATAAAAATAATGATAATAATATAGTATTATCTATAGAAAATGACAGTGTAATATCAGTATTATTTAAATATATAGATCTAATATTATAAGCTGCTAATATATAAAATATTATGTATACTATTTTGTAAATAGTTAGGAGATATTGATATATTAAATAATAAATTAAACCACGTTTATTATACGTAAATGTTGAATAATAACCAGTAATAGATATTATAGATATAAATATACTAAAAAATGAAGTATAGTATGTTGTAAAGGAAATAAATATATTTATTATAAAATCTAATAGACAGAAAAATCTTACAAATATTGCTTTACGTTGTAATCTCACAGCATTATGTATTACATTTGTAGGAATATATATAATATTACCATCACATTCGACTTGTGTATTATTAGAATTATCTAAAGGGGTATTAATATAAGGATTATTTTTATTAATTGATATTGGTTTACAATATTGAATTTCACCATCAGGAGATTCAATTACACTATGTAATTGTGGTGTAGACTCTAAATTATTAGTCATTAATATAAATTCCTAAATAAATATTACAAATCATATATTCTAATATTTAAGATTATATGATTAAAATATCTAAAGTCCGTGTGGGAAGCTTACAAGATTAGCACCAATACCAAATCCTGCACCAGAGCGTGCACTTACAGCAAGAGAAGGTAAGTATGTGTCTAAGATTGAGAATGTTGCAGCAGCAACAAGGGCAATGAGAAGAGTCTCATCAAGTCTTAAGCGTTTTGAAGGAATAACATATGCAGCTAAAGCAACGATAAGGCCCTCAACGAAGTATTTGAGTGCTCTTTTAACTAATTCGCCAAGATCTAAGAATCCACCAAGTGACATATTATAATAAATAATAAGAAAAAAATAATATACATAAATAAAAACTTAAAATTAATATTTACTATTAATATATAATTATGACAGATATGTCTAAAGAATCATTCACAAGAAAAAATGATCCTAAATATGTTGATCTATTAGATGAAGATCAGCCAATCGCTGGTCAAAAGTTTGTATGTTTATCATTTATATCACCTGAAAAAGTATTAAAAGATAAAAAATTATTCTTTTTTGAGCAATTTATAAAACAATATGATATGTACAAGTCATTAGAAAAGTTTACACAATTTTTAAATTTTATCGCTTATAAATATAAGGTTCCTTTTGATAAATTACAAGTAGATCTTGAAGATTTTGCTAAAAGTGAAAGTGGTAACCTTTTTAATATTTCGCTAGATGCTGAATATAAAACATATATTGATAATAATGAAGATAAGTTAGAGGAGAAATTTAATAAAGACAATAAATTTCATACATCAACAAGAGGACTTAAAGTTCGTGGTTGTTTTCCATCCGAACAAGAAGCCGAAATGAGATGTAAAATTTTAAGAGAAATGGATCCTAACCATGATATTATGGTTGGTCCAGTAGGAATGTGGGTTCCTTGGCATCCAGAGGCATATAAAACTGGACGAGTCGAATATCTTGAAGAGGAGCTAAATGAATTAATGAATGAAAAACAGAAAAATGAAAAATCTGCTAAACAAGAGTTTGATAAACGAATTAAAGAGGCAAGAAAACAAGCAATGGAAGATAATATTCAAAAAGCTAAAGATTCTGGTAATGTATTAACTCAAACCTTAAATAAAGATGGTGAATTAGTAAATGTTAAAGATGTTGTTTCAAGTGAAAATAGTTTACTTAAACAAGGTGAGATGTCTAGTAAAGAAGAGATTAGAGATGTATTATTTAATACAGAAAATGTTGTAACTGGACAAACAGATCATGGCTATAGTGAATTAGCTGATGTTAAAGAGGCAAAAAAGCTTGAAGAAAAAACAGAGTAAGTTACTTTAGATAAGTAAATTTAATTAATTAGTAACTAAATTTAATTAATTAGTAACTAAATTTAATCTAAATCAGCACCAGCAGAATTGCTAGATAAAATTGGCTGGAAACTATATGTTGGCATTACAGGAACATTTGTATGTAAAGGTCGCATATTATTTATAATTTCTTCTTCCAATGTTGAAACTTCAGTATCCGGTGGTGGTATATTATTTGTCTGGATAATCTTATTATATTGATCTAAATGCATTGATGGGGAAGTAGAAGATGCAACTGGTTCAGAAAAAACATATCCAATTAGTATTAATCCAAATAGTAGAGGTATTAGGTTGTTTAACATTATATAATAAATATCTATATTTTATTATATAATTAAAATTGAAATATTATATATAGAGATAATACTAATAAATATAATGCATAAAACCTATCTAGGTCAGAAAGGTTATTCTATATATAAAAATACATTATCAATAAAAGAGAGTGTGTATATTAGAGAAGAATTAATGGTAAAACCATACCTTCCTAAATGTCCTGTACAACCCGACCCCTTTCCTATATATCGAGAATCTAATAATAAATTTTATGTACCTAGAATGTTTGGTATAGCTAATTTTGGTATTCCTAACGAAATGCGTATAAGTGAAGGTGACCCTATAGATATTAAATTTAATGGAAAATTACTAGATACACCTGAACGTAATCAAGTAAGTGTAGTTAATAAATTTATGGATCATATTAATAATGGTAATTGTGGTGGATTATTAGATTTATATACTGGTTTTGGCAAAACTGTTGTTGGATTATATATTATCTATTTACTTAAAGTAAAAACTATTATTATTGTTCATAAAGGATTTTTAGTAGATCAGTGGACTGAACGTATACAAGAATATCTACCAGATGCTCGTATTGGTAAAATACAGGGGCAAATTATTGATATTGAAGATAAAGATATAGTAATTGGTATGTTACAGTCTCTTTCAATGAAGGAATATCCAGATGATCAATTTTCTAGTTTTGGTTTAACACTTATTGATGAAGTTCATCATATGTCAGCTGAAGTATTTGTACGAGCATTACAATGTGTTGTAACAAAATATACACTTGGACTAAGTGCTACTATGAATCGCAAAGATGGATTATCTAAAGTTTTTAAATTATTTTTAGGAGATATAATTCATAAAGAAAAACGTGATAATAACAATAATGTAATTGTTAAAGCAATCGAATTTAATACAACAGATGAAGAATTTAATGAAATTGAATATGATTATAGAGGTAATCCAAAATTTAGTACAATGATTACTAAATTATGTAAATTTAATATTAGAAGTGAATATATATTAAATATTATTCAAAATGAATTAAAAATTAATAATAAACAACAAATTATTGTTTTAGCACATAATAAATCACTACTAACTTATTTATATAAAGCTATTGATCATCGTAAATTTGCTTCAGTTGGATATTATCTTGGGGGTATGAAACAAACTGATTTAAAACTTAGTGAAAGTAAACAGATATTAATTGCAACATATGCTATGGCATCCGAAGGTTTAGATATTAAAACATTAACTACATTAATACTTGCTACTCCTAAGACAGATATTGAACAATCAGTTGGTCGTATATTACGGGTTAAAGATAATAATCCTTTAATTATTGATATAGTAGATACACATGATATATTCAAGAAACAATGGTTAAAACGTAGAACATTTTACCATAAAAATGGCTATACTATTAATTTTGCTAACAATTATAATAATAATAATTGGACAGAATTGAAAAAAAAATCTAGTAAAGAGATTGAAAAAGAAACTAGTAATATTCCTCTTAATAAATGTTTAATTTCAATAAGCAAATTAGATATTAATTAGAAGTTATATTTAGATATTAATTAGAAGTTATATTTAGATATTAATTAGAAGTTATATTTAGATATTAATTAGAAGTTATATTTAGATATTAATTAGAAGTTAAATTTAATTATAATTTAATTTATTATGTATATATATATGAGCTTAGTTATAAAAGCTAGGAAGATAACAAAAAAAAATAAAACAAAAACTAGAAAATTATCTAAAAAAAATCACAGAAGCAAAAATCATAGAAAAAAAAAACAATTTGGTGGTGTTACATTTTCTCAAGACGCTGCCAACGAGGAATATAATAGATTTAGAGATATACCTGGAACCAAAATTTTTATTGGGGACTGGGCCGCGACTGGCACCTTAAATACGTTGAATATTTTTTATTCACCCTCGACTGAAACGCACATTCGTGGTAGGTATCATAATTTAGTTTATTCAAATACTAATCCAAATCCAATGATGAGTAAAATGACATCACAATCTGTCAGTCCTTGGACATTTATACACCCATATTTTGGTGTTCCAAAATATAGATATGGATTTAACTACCAAAATATAAATGGAACAAATCTTCAAAATGAGCTGCTACAAAATCTATTTTTTAACAGGTCAGTAGACATGAATGAAAATAATATGTTTAGAAAGATGCCCTATACTGTAAATAATGCTCTTCCTGTTGTCAATACTGTGACCGGAATTCTTGGCAATTTAAACGGTAGAATGAAATATATTTATAAACAATTTATAACACCAGATAATACATCAGTTAATATTATGAAATGTTATACCAATATTTGGGATGGTCAGCTAAATCCATTTGTGTATATGACACCTACTGGGTATCAACTTGCAATACAAAATGGTACGGTTTACCCGTGGGGCAACACACTCAACACTCCAGGCGTTGAGTGTCGAGAAACTGGTAACAGTGCCATCACGGTTGGTGACTATGCCCGACTATTTAGAGAATTAAATTTTAAACAGCTGCAAATGGATTTAATAATGTTCCTTCAAGGTAATCGAACAATTAGTCCAGCTGACGGCACGCCTGCCGGTGCATTATCTTGTTATGGGGGGGCCCCACACCAGCCGGCTGCTCGATCTGCTCAACCCCTAGCCCCACCCCTAGGCCCATTTAATGCATTTAATACTGTCGTATATAGAGGACAAAAAACAAATTTTAATTTCCAGCCAGTAGGTCCAGGTGGCGGGGGAACTCACCAATACCTAGTTCTAAATTACATGAGTGTACATTGTGGCCATCGCGATCAAACTGGGTTTTGGCGAAGACAGAATAATTCTGCAGATAATCCGGGATATGTATATGAAATACATATGGCTCCTGGGATTCCATTTATTGCATATGATAGAGAGCCATTCAGAAGTTCGTTCCCACATGAAAGAGAGATACTATTGGCTCGTGGATGTCTAATAACAACAGACAATCCTAATGGAGTTCTTCATTATATGCCAGGAGCCCAAGGCGTCCTAGCAACCGCTGCTGGAGGAATAGCTGGGTACGTGCGATTAATACGACTTTATGTCAGCTATCCTGACGCTGCACTGGTAAATAATTTAATAGAAGAAGGATTCGCTGGTCCCGCAGGCATTGGTTTAGGGAATAGTTTTTATCCGACGTATCTTAACGCATATCCCCCCAACCGATGGGACTTTCATGTAGGTAGTTTACGATTAGGAAATCTTGCAGGCCCACCAGGTCAACGGCGCTGGGAAGCTATTGTAGATAGCCCCGACGACTTAATGTGTAGAATTAATACCCTAACTAATCTTAATTCATTCCGCATGCCACAATATGGGGGCAAAAAAAAACATATTACAAATAAAAAAAAATATAAATCAAAAAGACGATTTTCAAAAAAAAGATAATATATTTAAACTATTGTTAATTTTATAAATTATTAATTTATAAAATTGAAATAATATATATTTAGAATATATATATATATATGTGGAGTTCAATGAACATTCCGAATCCTTTAGAATGGCCATTATATGATAAATATAGAACATCTAAAATGGATTTGCATCCTAAAGAAGCGCCTTCTCAAGAAAATAATTATGGTAATCTTGATTTACCTGAAGTTCCATATGAAGAAATAAAACCATTATGGGATTATATGAAAGAAAGAACTGGATTTGATTATGAATTATTTCATTCAGGAAAGATGCCAGATCCAGATTTACCGGTAAATGCTGACGGTTCTTGGGGAGATATATTTGGATTAAACAACAACCAAAATCCAGAAAATGATCGGCTTAATACTGCAGAAACACTTTTAACACTAAATAATGATTCAGAAAAGAGAGAAGATAAGTTTGATGCAGAACCACTACTTGATGCAGCAGAAACAGTTGATGCCGCAGAAACACTATCAGATCTAAAATAATAATGTAAAGAATACACGAAAGTAGAGGAAAAATGACCTTACAATTTTTATTTAGGATAACAATTTATTAGTATACAAAATATTTTAATTAGAATTTTCATTTATAAAATTTTTACCTTCTTCTATATTTTTTACTATTCTGGTTGGTCTTATCGGGTCATATGTTTTAAAAAATAAATTAATAACTTGTCTAACAATTGAATTTTCTATAATAATTGAACTAGCAATTATATATCGTTTTGTTTTCTCTCTATTATCAATAAATAATTGCTTCCATTCAGCTAAATATGTTGGATTTACATAAACCAGTTCTTCTAAATTAAATACTAATCCTGCTCTTAGATTATTATTTTCTAAATAATAATACCAATCTAAAATATTTTGTTTTGCACTATTCCATTCTTCGCGAGTTGGAGAAGGTTTTAAAATTGTAAAGATAATACAATTTTTTTCTACTTTACTATTAAAAAAAGTGGTCATATATCTAGTTTAATAAATAAAATTGATAAAAAATATTTTAATTAATTTTTATCAATTACAATGTTTCTTATTCTTGGTGTTCTAACTAGTGTACCTTATTATTATAATCCGAAAATTCATAGTTTAGGTAATGTCGGATTCGGTGGAAAAATACATGCACTTAGTGCGCCATTTGCTCGTCGAATTATTGACCACATTAGTTATAAAGGTGTTGATATTAGAAAAGACATTATGAGTGACTATAAAGATAACACAGTATTAGACTTGTGTTGTGGTATAGGAGATTCTACTCCTAAATCTGGAACTGGTATAGATACTAGTAAAGAAATGATTAATGTAGCAAATTTTGTAAATAGAGATAGCAATTTTATAGTAGCTAATGCTGAAACTTATAAACCTGATATTCCATTTGATATAGTATCATGTATGTTTGCTTTTCATGAAATGCCATTATCTGCACAATGTAGAGTTATTGAAAATGCAATGAAGATTGCTAAAGAGGAAATTATTATTGTAGATATTGCTAGTAATTATAAACCAAAAACGATAATGTTAGACGGAGAACCTTATTTATTAAAATATTTAGATTCCATTGATAATACATTGAGTTGTTTTGATAAAATTAATTATATAGATAATCATGTGGCTATTTGGAAATACAAGATTTAATAAATTCTTCACCTTCTTCTATATCTTTTACTAATCTTGTTGGTCGAACAGGGTCATATGATTTAAAAAATAGATTTACAAACTGTCTTACTATATTATATTCAATTATAATACAACTAGCTATTATATATTTTTTTGTTTTTTCTTTTTTTTCTTGAAAAATATCTTTCCATTCTAAAAGATATGTTGGTCTCACATAAGTTAATTTATTTAAATTAAAAATAAATCCAACTCTAATATTATTTTTTTCTATATAATTATACCAATCATTTGTTATCATTTTTGAAGTTTCCCATTCTTCTCTAGTAGGATATTCTTTTAAAACAGTAAAAATAATATTATTATTATTAAATTCAGTTTTCAAAAAACTATTCATTATTATTAATTACTATATTTATTTAATACTTGTTTCGGAATTAATTCAAAAATAAGTGAAATAACAAAATCACGTGTTGATAAAGAAGTAGAAAGAATTGTTAATTATGCTTATCAGCAAACATTAAAGATTATTGATAAGAATATTAAACCTTTATCACAAATTGCAAATAAATTAGTACAATATACTAGTATTAATAATACTGTATTAGAAAATATTGATATATCATATTCTTAATTAAATGGAAATATATTTTCACCTACGGATCTTTCACAATCTGGTACTGCTGGTGCTGGTAGCCATTCATTTTTTTCTAATTTTTGTAAATTTATATTACTAAATCCAATAATATATCGGTTACCACCAAATCCCGACGGAAACGTTTGCGGCAAGCCCTTCTGCCATATTCTAATATTCTTCTCATTAAACCAAAATAAAATAAATACTTCAGTATTTTCAGTAACAGAAATTTTGCTAGATAGCTCACTCCATGAAGATTCATACCCATCTATTGTAGTTTCAAATAAGGCTGGTGCTGTTAAGTAACTAGATGAAGGAATTATTGTTGGATTTCCATATATTATTCTTATACGAGGATATGTTCCATAAGGACGCGCCCCGATTAACTGTCCATTGTTCATATTTCCTGGAGGTAAAAGTAGCGTCCATGTATCATAAATTCCTTTTCGCAGGTAATTTACATTTGCATCGAGCCCTCCGATCGTGCCCGTAGACACTGGTGGCTCGCCGGCATATTTTCTCATACTAAAACCGCCATAGTTGCCCGAGGTGCAAGGTGGGGTGAATTCCGGATCTAAACAACAATTAACGGATAAATATTTAGTTATTCCACTCACAGGAGGCTGATAATATGGAATCCCTGTATTGTAGTGAGTTTTGAAACCACTACAAGGCTCCGGCCATGTACTTTTAGTTGCAGCAACTATTTCAGGCATGTGCAGCCATTTATATGAAAAATTAAATAAATATTCTCCAGGAGAAATTGTAAATCCTTTACTTCCTACCCAAGAGTTCGTGGTCCCATTCGATTGCGGAGATGTTAAATGTAAGTATGTTGTTCCTCCAACACTATTTGGACCACCTTTGTCTATATATCGGGCATTCCTTATACTATTATTTCCAGCGGCCGCAATACTATAAGGCCAAAATGATGTGGTAGAGTTAACTACATTTGCAAAAAATGGATCAGATATTAAATTATCACTAAATGTATATACATTTGTTGTACTACACTTACAACCATTAGTACCATCAGCTGTTGGAAGAAATTGACTTCTATTTCTTCCAATACCACCAATTTGATTTACACATGTTATAATAGTTCTTGGTAAAGGAGGATTATAAGCTTCACGTATTATACAACTTAATAATTCATTTCGGTATCCAATTGTTGGTGGTATGCCTTGTAATTTATTACCACCACCACTAGGTAAATTGGTTATTTTAGTAGAAACATCTGTTGATACTGCATAACTTCTTCTAGATGGATGAAAACCCATTGACTAATATTAGTAAATATTTTAAAATTTATACATTATTAACTACTATATTTATTTAATACTTGTTTCGGAATTAATTCAATATTTAGCTGTTCAAGTTTTTTATAACATTTATTAATAGTTACTTCGCTTATTTCACTTACTATACTGACTTTTTTTTTACAAATATTTAAGTTACATAGTTGAGCAGTATAATAAACTATACCTGCAGCTATAGAATGTGGGGTATTTTCAGGAATTAAATCTCTTTTTTCTATAATTAAAGATATAAATTTACAAACTCTTGTTAATTCATTGTTAATTCCTAATTTGCTACAATATCTTTCAATAAATGATGATGGCGTTGTTTTACTAAATGATGTCTTATCGCTATTAGATAAACTATGTTCTAATTCATTAATAATTGATGTTGCATTTTTACATCCTTTAGTTGCACTAGTATGATCTAAGAAGAATATAGTAGCGATTTCTTTGGCTGATCGTGGATAATTATTAATACGGCAAGATATATAAATTGTTGCTGCAATAATCCCATCACGATTACATCCTCTAAATGTTTTTGCTTCAGATATCTTTTTATGAACAACCATTGCTTCATCGATAATTAATTTTGGTAAGCCAGCATTTTGAGCTAAAATTGTAATTTTTTGAAATTCTTCATATTGTGATTTTTCTTTATATGGCATTGATTGCCAATCAGTATATCTTCTTATCTTTCTCATTTCATAACTTGATGAATGTGGACACATTACTTTACAACCATATGAAGATTCTTTAAGTAATGGATTAATTGGTAATCCACATCGTGTTGGATCTGTATTACTATTATCATCAGCCCCATAAAATCTCCATTCTGGTCCTTGCTCTAACATATCTTTATATATAACACCACACCTAGGATTTTTACAAGCCATAAATCCTTCATCAGTTATTATTAGAACACTTTCACAACAGTCGCATAATTCTCTCTGACCATCTTGTCTATATATACATTCTACTGTACTTTTTGTATTTATTTCATCATCAAATTTTTTCCATAGATCTGCATTATTTTTTGGCTTTTTGATTTTTTTAGTTTTAGTAGTATCGTTCATTTTATTACATTAAATAATAAAAAGTTTTTATCAATTTTATGTATTAATACAATTAATTATATTAATAAAAATTAATTGTATTAATATATTATAAATATGGGAAATATTCAAACAAAGGACTCTGGAAAATCTTTAAGTAATGTTGTTAATGAAATTGCTTCTAAATATATTAGATCACAAAATTTTAATGATATGAAAAATTTATCTAAACTAGAATATTGTGATAAACTAATTGTTTTAACTTCTAAAATAATTAACAAATATTTAAATGAAAATGATGTTAAATTTTTATCTCAAAAAAAAGGTATTACTGGAGAATCTATGACTCGTGAAAAAGTACTTGCTATTAATAAAGATAGTTTAGATAAATATGATATATCTAATACTGTGAAAAAACGTAGAATATGTATTGGATTAGCAAAACATTATGTGCAAATTGCAAATCTTTTTGCTGCTATCGCTAGTACTATTAATCCATTATATGATTACATTGATAAAACAGGTAATAAAATTACTGTTGGATTAGACGAAAAAGATACCATACCAAAAGATACTAATACAAAAATAAGTAGAAGCAACTTTTGTAGTAATAGAGTAGCTGCTTTATTAAATAATCAAGATATAGAAACATTTGAAGAAAGTTATAAAAAAAGAACTGTATCATTAAATCCTAATATTTGTGAATTTAATTGTAGTACTTGTCCTGCAATTAAAACTGTTGATGAAGAACCTGGTATTCCAGAACTTGAAAAATTATATTATGATAAATATGATTACGATTCTGGTGAATTTATTGGTATGACACCTGATATGGCTAAAATATATGAAAAAAATGTAAAAGATTTTTATAAAACATTTACTGGTAATGATTCTATACCAGAAACTGTACAAAAATTTAGTGATATTAAATTAAAAGACTATTATAATTCTATACCTTGTCAAAATGGTAGTTATGCTGAACCGATTGTTGGTAAACCTAATAACAGTGCATTTTTTAACTATATTGAAAATATAAGATCTATGTTAAGTGCTATAAATAAATATCATGATGCTCTTTTAAATATTCTAAATGAAATATTTGTTTATGAAACTGATAATAAAACACAACAAACTACTATCACAATTAATCCAAATCTTAATGATCAAATATTGGCTGAATTAACTAAACAGACTATTGAAATCATCAATAATTTATATATTTCTTGTGAAGTTCATTATACTAATGGTGTTAGAATATATACAAAAATTGCTAAAAAACAACTCTTAAATACATCTATATCGCAGATTAAAAATTTAAATACAATTAAAGATAATATTGCAGCAGAATCAGACTATCAAGATAGTAAAGACATTAACACTCAAATTAGCGAAGCCGATAAACTCATTGATGAAGCAAAACTTTTAGCTACACAAGCAAAATCTTTGGCTCAAGATAATATTCAATATGAAATTGCACAATCTGAAATCCCATCTAACCTGTCACCAGAAATGCCTGTATCACCACCTCCGCAGTACCAACAAGAGATCATATACCCTCCTTCCATACCTCCACAACCACTTGCGGTACCACCGCTGCCACCTGCATCATCACCTACTATGATTTCATCAGAAATGCCACCAGAAATGCCACCAGAAATGCCACTAGAAATGCCACCAGAAATGCCACCAGAAATGCCACCAGAAATGCCACTAGAAATGCCACCAGAAATGCTACCAGAAATGCCACCAGAAATGCTACCAGAAATGCAACCAGAAATGCAACCAGAAATGCCACCAGAAATATCCCCTAAAGTTTCTCCAGTATCAGATGAATTAGTAGAATTATCAAAACAACCACTTAATAAAATAGATTTAGTTGATAACGAAAGTAAAAATATTTTAGATAAAGTAAAAGCAACTATGAAAAAGCCTGAGATTTTTTCTCCAACACCAAAAACAGAATCTATATCACCTAGTCCATTAAATCTACCTCAATATAATCCATTAGTTCCTAAAATTGAATAAATTTAGGGTTTTTTAATAGAATTAATTAAATCATTATTATAAATTAATTTGCCAGTTGGTTTATAAGAATCGATTGGTTTAGTTTCTTTATTTTTAAGTATAGATGTAGGTTGAAGTTTAGTTTTATTAATTATAGTTGGAATATTATTTTTGTTATCATCAGTTTCATTATTAACTATATTACCATAACCATCGATTGTCATACCAGTTTTTTTCTGTATTTCGGTTCTTACATATGCCGGGACCCAATGTTGCCAAGATATAAGTAGTAAATTAGGATGAGTATATCTTACATTAAAGCCATTATCTTGCAATTTACCTATAACATATGATATACAAGTAGCTACATCATATTTAGGTACACCTATCATAACTTCGGGGATAACAAACCAACAATAATGACTGTCTATTTGTTGCCTAGATGTTAATTTAATTTTATTATGAATACGATTTAATATAGCATTATAATTTTTTGTTGTTGCTAGATCGTGTATTTGTTTTTTTTCAAATAATTCATCTAAATTAAGTTTATCAACATAATTATCTGGATCATCAGTAGTAAATATAGTATTCATTATAAAATGAGTTAGAAAAAAGTTATTTAAAATTACATTAATAATTTTAAATAAATGACAATTAAACATTTGGTATTAAGTGGTGGAGGAGCTGCAGGTTTTACTGTATATGGAGCATTAAAATATCTTAACAAAGAAGATTTTTTTCAACTAAATACTATTAAATCAATACATTCTTGTTCGGCAGGGTCAATTATAGCTGCATTAATTTTATTAGCTGACAATTGGAATGTACTAGATGATTATATTTTAAAAAGACCTTGGGATAAACTAATTAATGTAAATCCAAGTAATATTTTAAATATATGGCAAAATAAAGGTGTCTTTAATGAAAATATGATAAAAGAGATATTAAATCCTTTTTTACAAGCTAAAGAATTAGACCAAAATATAACATTAAAACAACTATATGATAAAAATAGTGTTGAAATTTATATGTATACAACAAATATTAACTCTAATGAATTAGAAACTCTCTCTCTATCGTATAAAACTCATCCTGATTTAGAATTATATAATGCAATAACTATGTCATGTGCATTTCCTTTAATGTTTATGCCAATTTATGACTCTAGTAATTGTTATATTGATGGTGGATTACTAAATAATTTTCCATTAAATGATTGTATTAATTTAAATGATAATACTGATGAGATATTAGGAATAAAAATTATTACAAATAATGATAACTTAGATACTATTAATAGTGAAACTATACTTCCAATGTATTTATATAATATAATAGTTAAAATGTATAGACAAATAAATAAAAAAAGTGAAGAAGATAATTTATCTAATATAGTAAATTGTTATATTGAAAATAACAGCTTGAGTAGATGGGGTGATGCAGTAGTAGATATGTCAATAAGACTAGACTATATCAATATTGGCGAACAATCGGCGAAATATTTTTTAGAAAATTAAGGATTTGTAAATATATCTGTTAAAAATTTACCTAATATATTACGATCCGGTTTAGCATCATATTCATAAATCTTATCATTATAAACTAATTTTATTGTTGGATATCCATTAATATTAAATTTATCGGCTGTTTCAGAATCTTTATCACAATTTACTTCAATAAATGTTATTTTAACACCATCGTATGATCCACCGGTTTGTTCTTTAAATGCTTTCCATTCTGGTTCGGCTTTTTTAGATAAAGGACACCAGTCGGTAGAAAAAAAGTATAAGGTAGCTTCGCCGTTTGTTACATCATTTGCACCATTTGCATCTTTTGCATCTTTTGGTATAAATTCTCTATTATCTACATAGGATTTATTTATATAT